TGCTTGAATCATTTGGGTAACATCAAATCGAACAGATGCCCAAGTTTCGGTGGAAGTGCCATCGTTAGATACAGGCTCGCCGTAAGAAACCGAGATAACGGGTTCTGCGCCTTGCCATACAAGATTGCTAGATGGGTCACCGAACTGATGGTCTGAACGCAACTTTGCTTTAAGGTTGTCAATTACGCTATCAAAATCATTCATAGCATCTTCTGACTTGCGCTCCATTGAGTGATGGAATAGCTGAACAATTACTGTGTAATCTATGCGCTTAATACCGCTAGTAGCTCCACCTATTGCCAAGCGATTTTCACTTTCTGATTCAATATGAATAACTGCGGCGGTGCGAGATAGTTGAGAAGGCAGGGCATTAACCTGAAAATCAATACGCTTAGGAAAGGATGTAAAGATTTGGTTGATGCCTTGAACTGGCGGATTGCCAATAAAGTTTGCAAGGGTTGAGCGAACGGCTGCGCGACCTGTAAGAGCCATTATCTAATCCTGCGATAAGGGGCAAGCAAGTTCATAGCAACTGCTAGTTCTGTGCCTAACTTCTGTGAACCAGGTACGGCTTCTGATGCGCGTGAGGCAACACCCATAACCATTGAGTTATCGCCACGAACCTTAAGCATTGAAGTAGTCACAAGAATTGCAGCTTCTTTGATGGCAGGAGGTAGGGCAGAGATCGAAGTTCCTGAAGTATGGGTATAGGCAAGCGCGCTAACAAGAGGAATAGTTGTTGAGCCAAATGTGTAGGTTGAATCAACGGTGACAAACTCTGAATTAAAGCCGTCATAAATCTTGAGAGTTAGCCCTGCGGTAATTCCTGTTCCGTCATTGACCGTCAGGCTAGTCTGCCCTGCGGTTGCCGTAGCAATAGTGCTGTTAGCATAACCATTGACATAAGAATACTTGAGGAATACCTCTTGGCGAGCGGTTGTAGGAAAGCCAAACTGTAGTGGGCCTTGGTTTGTGTAGGTAGTAGCAAGCATCGCATAAGGAAAGACAATTTGTGAATCTTCAATCCAAGCGTATGAGCAATCCTGAACCGTTGTGAGCTGATAGTTAGGTGAGCCGTATTGAAGGCTAGTAAGGGCAATTATCGGGTTGTATCGTGGGTGAAAACGGATAGTGCCGTCATCACGGATTCGAGAACGCTGTTGCTCGGTTTCTGTGGTTGCTGCGAGGACTTGGTTACAGTAAGTATCAATCCATGAGCTTGCTCTAGCAATGACATTGGCTAACTCCGCATCTTGAACATCAGGGTCTTGTGAGTTCCAAACGAGGTTGTCAATATCAATCGCCGTTGGAGCGTTCTTGAATTCAGTAAGAGTCAAGTATGGCGTTGAGAACTGGTGGGTTGTACCTGAATACGCATTACTCATTTATTTCTCCGCATCTTGAGCATTTTTTGAAGAATGAACCGAACCCGCATTTTTTGCAGGTGAAACCTATGGATGATGGGTTACGAATAGTTCCCATCGCGTTCGCTTCGCCCAAGCCTTCATGCTTCATTTGAGCGGCGTGTTTAGGATTATCAACATTGATAAGCCCGTCTTTGCCAGCCTTGTAAGTCTTTGTGCCACGCTCGGTTCTGACGGATACTTCACGCAAACCTTTTGGTGGAATCATTTTTGACATTTAGTGCCTCCTTTAATAAGACAAGGCGCACCCGAAGGTACGCCTTGCTTAATGTTGTTCTTACGACTATGCAGATGCAATTCCTGAAACGATACCTGACCAAGCTGGAGCTTGTGCCATGAATGTTCCACGAAAGTATGTGCTAAAATCGTACGAGAACTGTGTAACAGGCCATTGAATCAAATGTGTTACAAACCTTACGGTTTGGTTAGGTCATTTCTGCCTAACTCTCATCCTTTTTCATTGATGATGAGTTCAGACTATATCTTCATCCCATAGGGAGCATCGCGTGTAGTCGTTACGGACTCTCTGCTTTCGCAGGTTGCCTCGGTATTGCCCTGTAATTTCTTGAAGGGGATTCACCGATATAGCGATGTGTAATGTTGCAACTTACGCTGCAACTGGGCAATCAATTTCACCCATGTAGTCCTGGACATTGTAAACAGCCCAGCAATCGCTGACTTCTGTGTCAGGAATTGGAAGGGTGTAAGACATAACTGGTGATACGCCTTGTGGCAACCAAGGGTGAACTGTGATGTCCACTAGCTTGCCTGTTACTTCGTTGTATAGACCACCAATTGTTGCTCCGCCAACATAATCTCCTGCATCAGTTTGGGTCAAGTTCAAACGGTAGTTTGCAGTTGAACCATTCTTGATTGCATCAGAGAGTTGCTTACGGTCTGAACCGTTAATGAGAATCTCATCAGGGTCAGCCTTAACATTGTTGTAGAGGTTGTAGAACACAGTCTGGTATTCAGAACCTGGGTTAGAGGTTGAGAATTGAGCATTAACCGCGTTGTTGTATCCGCCAGCAGAACCAAGAAGTGTAGGAATAATTCCGTCATATCCTGTTGCATAAGCAGATGAATCAGAAGAAGGAGCAACTGCACCTGTTGTTGAGTAAACAAGGTTGTTGTTTGTTGTGTTGGTAGAAGCAGCACCTTGAAGGGTTGCTGTTGTACCTGTGAAACGACCAACATACTTAGCATTTGTTGCGCCTGTTGTTGTTCCGACATATACCTTGTAACCAATAGCGCCTGTAACAGCACCTACTGTGATTGTGATTACCTGTGAACCTGAAGAGGTTGTTGGAGATTGAACTGTTGAAACAACAGACTCACCAAATGAACCAGCATCAGAAGTTACATAGATAAAGAACTGTGTTGAAGCAGCAAGTCCAACTTGTGTACCTGAAGCGTTTACAGCAGTTGCGGTTACTGTTGGAGCAGAAAGAGCGCCTGAGTAACCTGTTGCAGTTCCGCGAGCCATGAGGAGCATACGCTCTTCCATAAGCATTGTTGCGTATAGTGTAGAAGTTGATGACAACTGACGGAGGTCTTGGAATCCAAGGCCTGAGAAGTTAGCATCAAATGATACGCTGTCAGATAGTGAGTAGGTGTTGTATGGAAGGATTAGATCGTCAGCAGCATAAGAAATCTTTGGGCCACGCTCATAGTTGATTGAGCCGAAAGTTGCTGTTGATGTTTCTGTGATTCCTGGCCATAGGTTTCCAACTCCACCTGTACCGGTACCTGTGTAACCAAGTACGCGCTTTACGCGGTGAGAAGTACCGACACCCTTTTTACGAGCAATTTTGTTGCGAAGTGGTGTTGGGCGTGGTGTCAAGAGCTTTGCAGGTGCTTCTAGGTCGAAGGCTGCGAAAGATGATGACAATGGAGATGTTAGGGAAATATCCTTAACGATGTCAGCTTGTGCTTGGCGCTGAGCAGCAAGGGCGCTGTTCAATGCTCCAAGAGCATCAGGTGAGATTGACTTGTTTGCTGCGAGTGCTTCTAGTTGTGCTGTTGCATCAACTGGAGCAGATACGCCTGGTGTGTTTGTAGAAGCGGAAAGTGACTTTCCTAGAACTTCTACATATTCTTCCATGCGAATTGCTGATGACTTAGCATCAGTAGCATCGGCAAACAGGTCTGTTGCTTTAGGCAATTGAGCCATGTTTGGTTTCCTTTCGGGTTTTATTCTCCCGAAGTGTTACCAGCCTTTGCGATAAGTTCATTCGCAAGGTCACGATAACCCTTGGCGAGAACGGAATCTGTTGCAAGTGCGGCTTTCTGACTGAACTCCGCTGCCTTTACAAGCAGATTATTAGTTTGGGTTTTACCTGCTGCGATAGATGAACGCTTAGGCCCATTTCCAATCGCTGCTGATTTAGCCTGTGCTAGTTCGGTTTCAAGCGATGCCGCCTTGCTCTCTGCTGCCTCTAATGCAGCCTTAGCAAGCCCGACTTCTGCTTTCACAGATTCCGTAACCATTGACACGGCCTTTTCAATGATGGCATTTACTGTGTCATCACTAAGCAGGGTTTTCTCTGCTGAATCATCAGCAGAAACTTCTTCAGTTGCTTCAACAACAACTTCTTCTGTCTTTTCCTCAGCTACAACCTCTTCAACAGTTGCATCGGCATCAGCAGACTTCTCTGAGCCAGCACCCTGTTCAGGTGTAACGATTTGAGCAGTTGATACATCGGTGCGACCATGTGTTTCTGATGGCTTGTGGCAACCACAATCTAGGCACTTGTCAACTGTTTCAGACTTTTCGGCAGCCATGTGTGAATCTTTATGTGCAGAACACATTTTAGAATCGCATCCGCCTGATTCTTTGCATGACTTACAGCCAGCACAATCGCACCCTGCGGTTGTGTCAGGCTCTTTAACTGTGTCAGCCTCGACTGACAACTCGATTGATTCTGGCATTGTTTCTCCCTCTTGTTGTTCCCCTGCGTACCAAGCCATTAGGTGATTTGCCACCTCTACGAGTTGTCCGAGGGAATATGTTTCGTCTGCGCCATCGCCCATTTCACCGGCTTCAACTTGAATAAGTTGAGCAACGGCTCTACGAGCTTTTTCAAAGGCATCTTGGTCAAACTTCACATTGTCAGGCTGAAGAGCCTTTAATGCTTTTCCTACATTCCAATCATCAGGTAGAACATCAAGTGCGTTTAATGCGCGAGCGCGGCGGATGATGTGCTTCTTGACTGCTGTTGGATTCTTTGCGCGACCAAATGCCTGAATAGCGTTCTTTAGGTCGGCAACATTAGCGATTGGATATGAGCCGTCAGGCATTGCTGCTCCACGATTTGCAAGGCGTTGGCGCTCTTCGGCAGAAACTTCGCGCTTAGCAATCTCACTTGGAAGCGGTGCTGAGTATTCATGTAATTCTTCAACTTGAACAAGTGATGACTCGCCCTCAACGCTCTTAGCCATGATGAGCTTTGCATTTGGGTTAGCGGGTCTGTCCACCAGGCTGATTTCAATGATCTGACCGTCAATGATGCGACCATTAGCCGCCTTGGTATCGCGTACAACGCGTGGGGACTTAATTCCTATTGAGAAGCCTTTAAGAACTCCTGCTTCCACCTTTTTAACAGAAACGGGGTCAACAACATGAGCAGTAATATAATGACCATCAGTTTTCGCTTCATATTCCTTAGCCACTCCTGCCGCTATGCTTGAATGTTGTTCACGGATATTGCCACCGGTCTTAAACCATTGTGGCATTGCTGAATCTAACCAAGTTGCATCGCAAATTTGATTGTCCATATCAATACTGTCATCTGTTGCCTTGCCGTACACCATAAGTGAGCCATCTTCTTGCTTATCTGCCTTGATAATGGCTGCATACGAGGTTGTGAAATCCATTTTTATCTCCTTAGACCGATGCTGTTACTACTACTAGGCCCGCACCTGTACCTGCGGCTGAAATTGCGTAAATCTGATCGCCTGAGTTACACCACAACTGACGACTGCCAGCGGCAGCAATTTTGATGCCTTGTGTTGCTCCTGATGTTGTAATTGCTGCATCGCCAACCCAAATGGCAGCAGTATCCAAGTTATCAATGTAAACAGGGATATTTTGGCGATTACCTGTTGGAACGGTAAACACAATTTGTGCTGATGTTCCTACGGTGTTATTTGTTTGGACTAGTGCCATTTGTTTCTCCTAGAGGTTTGATGTATCTACTACATAAGGTGCAAGATCGCACATACAATTTGGGTGAGCGGGAGGCTCTGTATCTCCTGATGGAAATACCTCATCTATGCCTAGCGGTGAGGCATCGGCGTTCATTTGGCAATCTTCACAACCAACTGCCACAAGCCATTCAACTTGTTCTACCCCTGAATCTAAATAACTTTCACGGGCGGCAACTGATACTGCGCTGCTCATTTCTGTTTGAGCAATCACCAAAGCTTGTTGAGGGTCGTTAATTACTTGATCAACCATGATAGATACTTGCCTTGGCGTTATACCCTGGGCAAGGGCATTGCCAAGAACAGTACCGATACGGTCTAACTTAGTGTTAGAAATGCCGTCAATGACTATCCCTCTGCGGTCTAGCAAAGTTTGTAACCCGCCTGAAGGTTTAATAAGTTCTGCTGCTGCTTGGTTACCTGGCTTCCAAGTATTCCAATCAACAACGCCCACTTTAGGAGCCTTCTCTAGCTTTTTAAGGGCTTCTTGAGCGGCTACTGTGCCTAATACCCAACCGTCAGCATATAGAGGCTTGAGTGCATCTAAGAGGTACTTTTTGTTAGGCGTAATACTTGCTAAAGCCCAATCGCGAGCTTGCTGTGTTGTAGTTGATGAAGCTCCGATATGAGAGTGAAACCATTTCTCAACAATGTCATCTGCGTTAAATGCCTTCTGAAAGCCTTTACGAATCTTGTCTGCGTGTTTAGCGGCTATGCGAACTTTCGCCCCGCTCGCTTGCCATAGCATTACAATCCTAAATAGCGTTCAGCGTACCAACGCGCTCCGTCAAGGTCTTTTTCCTCAATAAACTTATTGAGAACCTCAGCGTAGGCATGGTCAAGATGTTCAAAAATAAATGGGCGCAAAGGTGTTCCATGACTAACAAAACGCATAAACTTTTTGACTTCTGTTCGCTCAGGCGTATCAGGAACTTCAGGCTTTGGCGCTTCGGTAGCTGATGGCTCGTTATCTTGAACGCCATTAGCATCTAGTGAAGTACCCGCAGCAACTATCCCTTCAGGAGTAAAGAGATAGACAGATTGTCCGGCAACAAGCATTGGCATATCTGCTTCAGGTGAGTCAATAAGAGGTTGTCCGTTTTCAGCGCGATGCTCATTTAGAGTCATGCCGCCATTGCGAACCTCTACATCGTCACGATTTGCTTGTTGTTCTGTGTCATTGCGAGTTGCTGACATAAACTTAAACTCAAGCTCGCGTGGCATACCTAGGTATGAATAAGAAAGGTTTGTAATAATCTTAGATAGCCAATTTTGTAGTGGCTCTAGTCCTAGTTGCTGACCTGCATCTGCTTCACCTTGCTGATGACCGCTTGAACCAAGTCCACCCTTTTGACTAAATCCAATCTCTGTTGGCAATACGCCAAAGTGACCGCAAATAGAGGTGACTAGGTAATGGTCAAAAACATCGCTGAACTTCTCGCCATAGCCTGTGAGCTGAACTGCCTTGAGTCCTGCTGGCATAATGCGAGCGCGCTTGCGTTGTTCTGTTTGTCCCGCAAGGTCATCGTTGAGAATGTTCTCGTATGCGCGAAGCAACTCAGGGTTGTTACCAAAGGTTGCATCTGTTTCAAAGATCATTTCAGGAACAACACCATCGGTGTATTCAGCGCGAATCCATTGTTGACGGCGCAAGTAAATATCTGCCACCATAAGGCAACGCTCAACAGGTGAGTATCCGTACACAGTCCAAGTACGGCGGTTCATAATGTTGTAAACAAGTTGGTCGGATGTGAACTCACCATCTGCTTCAGGTGAATCATCTGTAATGCCAAATTCTGTACGAGGGAAGCCGTAAAGAATCTGTTGGTAAGCAGGGCCTTCTTCGGGTGTTGGGCGGAATCCTAGGTCGTTAATAAGTGGCTTGATAGTTGAACCATCTAGCACCTTAAAGCCCATTAAATCTCCACCAACAGTCTTTTGAGGCCATAGCGCCCACGCATCAAGAACAAGGATTTCCTCTAAGCAGAGTTTAATCCAATCGGCAAATGTCAAGCCTTCTTGAACATCGGGCATTTTCCAAAAGTCTGTAAGGCGATCAATTTCAGGAGCTAACTTCTCGCGGGCAGCATCCATAGCCTGTAGGTGATTGCCACCTAATTCAGAAATAATCTTTTCGCTTGCTGAATCTGAAATAACAATATCCCAATTAAGGGCAGAAACCTTAGCCTTGAGAACTTCTACGCAACGGCGAATGATGTCAATTTGATCAGCAGCAGCGCGAAGTGTCTTGAAAGGAACAAGGCGTGTTTCGGTGATGTTGATGTTCTGAGCAACAAGAAATTCATAACGGCGTGGGTCAGGGCGGCCTCTTTCACCAAGAGGGTTAATCGCACCTGGTACTAAAGGAACGCCAGGAGAGAACGGCACATTGGCGATATTAGAATCGCGTGGAAGTGGAACCTGTGTGCCATAACCTGAGTTTTGGTTAATAGCTTGGTTACGCATCTGTGTTTCTGTCATCGCAACTGAGCCAGTTGGGAGTGTTGGGGCTTTAGTAATCTCTGCCGCTACTCGCGCAGCGATACGGTCAAGCAGACCCATAGTTTCTCCTTATGTTATCGAACCCACAACATTCCAACATCAGCAGTTGGGCGTAGGTTTGCTACTTTCCATCCATGCGATTCCCACGCGCGGGCGCGAGCATCAATTTGTCCTTGTAGTAAATCTGCAAAATCAATCGGCAACCAATCATCGTCAGGTGGAAATTGAAGATGATTTTCAATGAACCGAATTGAAAACTCTGTGTAGCCAAGTAAGGCTAGGTAATCTAGTTGCTTGCTGTGTTCAGCAAGCGTGGCGTATGTCCACTCAAAAGCGATTACGCCCATCTTGCGGGTCATGCCTTTGAATACTGACCACTCAGCGCCTTCAACATCTATCTTGATGAGATCAGGCTCGCCATACTTATCAGCCAGGGTATTTAGCGTGATCGTTGTAGCTTGTGTAGTCCAAAAATCTTTACCTGCGTATGGCATTGTTTCCGCCGTTAGCCAGTCTTTATTGAGGGTACTTAGCCCATCTTCTGCTGCTTCGTAGAACTCTACGCGGTCATAGTCTTTGTCAGATACGGCGTATTTAAGCGATATGACATTTGGGTTGTAGATAAAATTCTTGACTAGCTCGCGATACATTCGTGAAGGCTCTATGGCAATTACTTTGTAGCCGAGGTTTAGACCGGCAACTGTGGCATCGCCTCTGTTAGCACCTATGTCAAATAATACGAGCAAGGTTATCTTCAACCGCTTGGCGGTATTCAGGCGCTATATCCATCTCAAGCAATCGCTGAAATGTGCTAACGGATTCATCTTTGCGACCAATCCACCAAGCAGATACGGCCCGCTCAAACATCAAACAATATATCCCATGATAATCAACATCATCAGGAAGCGGTGTGTTTATGGCTTGATTGCTACCCATACGCGCCCATGTGTAACACTCTTGCCAATTTTGTTGGCGTTCGTGAAATCTAGCCATCCAAAAGTACGCTTCAGGGCGATAAGGCAAGTAACTGACCGCTTGAAGGATGCAGTTAGAAACTGTGTGCAGTCTGTCGTTTTGCTCTTCAAAGCATTTAGCAAGTTTGAGAAGTGATACATAAACAAGGCTAGGGTGTGAATCATTGCCGTACTCAGCCGTTCTTAGATAGAACGATACTGCGCTCGCTGTTTGTTTCTCTTTATCGTATGCCTGGGCAACTTGAAAGTTTAGTTTAGGGCTAAAAGGGTCATGCGATAAATCAACAATAAGGGCTTCAATAGTCATAGCGCCTCCGCAATCATGTCCTCAACAATACCGTGAGGAACACGAAGCACAAAAGCGGCGTTATCTTGAAAGCCAAAAGATACAAGTAAATCGCCTTCATACTCAGCAGCGCCTACGCAAAACTCAATCCGACCATCTAGGAAACTAAATGGCTCAGGTGATATGCCGACAAGGTTTAAGTCATCGTCATATACGCAAAGTCTGTGGCGATAAATGCCATCTTTTTGACTGAGGTAATTCTTAAATAAATCTACTTCGTGAGTGATAGCAATATACACGCTACCCCAACGAATAAGTTGTGAGCCTCCGCGCTGGTCTTTCTCAGGTTGTACGCCCTGTTTAAGAGCTACCTGCTGCGCCATCGTACCTTCTGCCTTCATAACCTCAATAGGGCTATGCCACTTAACAAAGTGAAAAGGTTTGTTGAGTATCGGCATCCAATTCTTCTCACAGTATGACTGTGATGGAACTTCTATGCGCTCGCGGGAAATCTCTTTGATAGTCCAAGTATCTTTGTCTATGGATACTTTGCTTTTCTCCATACGACCTACGCCGTTAGTTGTAGTATCGCGCCGAACGCCTATGAGGTAGTAGTCATCCCAATATACAAGGCGAGCATCCTCAAGTCCTACAAACTCCCAAATGGGTTGATGTAGCTCTAGCATCTCAACCTTGGCGCAATCTGTTACTTCAAGATCGCTATTGAGTCTGACCACATAATTCTCAGTAACGAGTCGTTGGTCTTTTTCAGGATGTAGATAAGCAAGTGGCCCCCAACGAGAGGGAAATCGTTGCTCGTTCTCTGAGTGATAAAGAATGTAATTGACTACTCGAACATTAACAAGAATATCGCCTTCATTGTCTATGAAAACCGATGGGTTCATCCCGCCGAATGTTCCTGGTATTGCTATCGGTGCTAACTTGCCACCTTGTCCAACCGCCTTTTGGACTAAATTCATACGCCTACCTTAACAGATTACTTTGTTATCGCCGCAATCTCATCGGCTGTTAGACCAAGAGCCGCTAGTTTAGCCTGAGCCGCAGCCTTGTCTGCTTCTACCTTTGCTGCTTCTGCTTCTGCCGCAGCCTTTTGGTCTGCTGCTGCTTGAGCCGCAACAGCCTGTGCTGCAATTTCGTCAGCGGTTAAATCACGAGTGGTGACAACACCTGTCTCACAATTTACTTCTACTGCTTGTGGTGTATCTGCCATTTGTTTCTCCTTAGTTAGTTTTAATAGGTATTAACTGGATGCTATGCCGTAAAGGTAAAAGGTTGAGTATTGGACAAAAGTGCCTGTATCGGGCAGCAAAGTTATAGATGTAATTGCAGCAGTATTTGACCATAAACCAGCAGTCAAATACAAACCATTAGCCGTTGTGCCATTGTCTTCACTGGCCGCATCTACAGAGGTTGATTTATTATTGCTTGAAACATAATTAGGAACATAATATTCAATATTAGTAAACTGAACTGTATTCATCGGTGCGCGAATGGTTGTAGAACTACTATTTGAACCAACTGTTGATGCACCTACTCCATACAAAACTTTATCCGTTAATGAAGATGTTGACCCATTAAAATTTATGCGTAATTCGGAAGCGCTTGATGCGCCTTTAGCAGAAACTTTTATAACCAAATCCGTATAAGTAGCAGGAATAGACGAAAAGGTAACGCTGGATACACCGCCTGAACCTACTACGATTGGTGAGCCGATAAGAGTCATTGTTGGATTAGCCATTATTTATATCTCCTATGCTGCGGCTATGCCGTAAAGAGTGAAGGTTGAACCGATTGCATAAGTTCCTGAATCACCATAAACTTTAATAGTATTTATCGCTGATGTGCTACGCCACATTGAAACTGTTGCGTCAATATAATTACTTGGAGCAGAACCTCTTGAAAGCCAAGTTTTGTAAATGTTAGTATTTGAATAATTTAAAAAATGAGTAATTGCTACAGCAGTTCCAGTAATAACGCCGCCATATCCAAAATTTATATTAGACCCTTTTTGAGAAGCAGCAGCACTACCTGTGCCATATAGTTGAGTTAAAGAATAATTACTTCCAGTATCTATTGTGCTATTACCAACTTGAATAGCAGAATTTGCCCCAATACCAGTTGTAGGTGAACTTATTACTAACACCAAATCTGTATAAGTAGATGGAATGCTTGAAAAAGTATATGAAGCGGCAGCACTACCTAATGTAGTAGTAGCAATAGGAACATATGTTGGACTAGCAGCCATTAGAGTACCCCGTAAAGTGCGAAGGAAGAGTATTGAGCAAAAGAACCTGTATTAGGTGCAAGTGTTATTGAAGTAATTGCACTTGTGTTATACCAACCGCCTGAGTTTAAAGAAATAATACCTGAGCCATTTTGGTCAAACCCATTCAAAATTCTTGCTGTTTTGTTTTTTGAAATATTTTTATAATCTAATACATCAACAATTGCAAGGTTAGGATAAGAACTTGAAGTTGCATTTCCGTTGGGCCAAATTTTAATTGAATTTGTACTACCTGAGCCTTCGGCATAAGCACTTGCTCCAGCACCCTGAACTAAATGGTAACTGTAATTAGCGCCAGTATCTCCATTAAAAGTAATATCCATACGAGCGTTTGTAAATATGGACATTGACCTAATTTGCAAATGCGTATAAGTGTTAGGAATAGAACTAAATGTAATACTGCTTGCTCCACCTGAGCCAACTGTTACGGTTTGAATAGATGAATAGTTATTGGTAACTAAATGCCCCGATATTTGCGAGGCGTATATGCCGATTGAAGATGACATTTTAGGCTATGTCCCCAATGGCAATCCAAGAGTCTGTTCCGAGTTTACGAAGAGTTATGGCGGAATTCTGTGTGCGAGTCTTTGGGGTAGCTGATGTCGCGCCAGTTGAAACAACGGTCACACCTGATGCTCCTGAAACTGTTACCTGTCCTGCGCCAAATTGAACAAGGTCAACGCAAGCGCCGATAGGAAATGCCACAGATGCGTTAAGCGGGATTGTTACGGCGATTGCTGATGCGTTAGCAAGAGTAATCAGCGAAGTATCGTCACTTAGAACAAGGGTGTATGAAGTTCCTGTTTGAGTGTTGATTGCCTGGGTAATAACAGGAGATGTCAAAGTCTTGTTAGTAAGAGTCTGTGAGCCTGTCAAAGTAGTAACAACAGAAGTATCTACGGCGATTGTTCCTGATGTTGAGATAGTTCCGCCTGTAAGACCTGTTCCTGCGGTAACAGAGGTAACTGTTCCTGCTGCTGCGTAAGAGAGTGAAGTCCACGCGGTTGAGCCATCGCCAATCTTAAACTTCTTCGTATCAGTTTCATAACCGATTTCGCCATTAGCAAGCGTTGGATTGTTTGATGTCCAGTTAGCGGCTGTATCGCGGCGTTGTTGTAGGCGTGATGTCATTTTATCTCCTAGTTAGAAACTGACCGTTGATGCACCCGCATCAATGGTGTAAGTCCAAGTTGTTGTTGATGAAGTTCCTGCATCGTAAATAATGTCTGTGTTTGGAATGGAATTGCCACCATCGAGGTAATCAACAATGTAGTTAGTTCCGCTTGTTCCTGCGGTTCCCTGAATTGCTTGACCTTGAAGGCCCTGCGTACCCTGTAATCCAAATGTTCCTTGGATGCCTTGAAGTCCAAGTGAGCCTTGCGTTCCTTGTTGACCTGTAAAGCCTTGTGTGCCAGTAGTTCCTTGGAAGCCTGTTGTGCCTTGTGAACCAGTAGCACCTTGCGTTCCAACAAATCCTTGAGTACCCGTAGCACCCTGAGTACCGATAGTTCCTTGAGAACCTGTTAGCCCTTGTGTACCCGTAGTTCCTTGAGCGCCGTTACTTCCGTTAGAACCAGCAGTACCTTGCGCGCCTGTTGAGCCAGTAGTTCCTTGAGAGCCGTTTGTGCCAGTTGTTCCTTGGATACCTGTTTGACCTGTCGCACCTTGAACACCTTGCGTACCAATTAAACCTTGGAGTCCTGTTGAACCTGTCGTTCCCTGAGAACCTGTAGCGCCTGTGAAACCTTGTAAACCAAGAGTTCCTTGCGTTCCTTGAGTACCCGTAGAACCTGTAATTCCTTGCGCGCCTGTCGTTCCCTGCGCACCTGTAGAACCTGTTGTTCCGATTGCGCCCTGAGTTCCAACTGCACCTTGAATTCCTGTAGTGCCTTGGATTCCTTGTGCGCCTGTAGCTCCTGTTGAGCCTTGTGTTCCTTGTGGGCCAATACCACCAGTTTGAGCAAAAGTAATTGGGTCTGTACCAATAATAATCCAACCGTTAGATTGGCTACCTATTGAGTTTTCAATCCAGTTAGTACCTGATTGCGTTGTACCAGCAACTACATAAAGGAAATCGCCGTATTCGACTTCGCCATTAACAGAGTTATTGTAATCAGTTGCGCGAGTAAGGATATAAGGAGTTGAACCTGAACCTTGTTGCGTAACTACATAAATACCATTTTGTGTTTGAGTAGTTTGATTCTTAACAAGTACGCGATCATTAGTAGTAAATGAAACTCCATCAACTGAACCACGACCATTGCTAGTAGCAGTAAGAGTTGCGCCTATGCCATAACCACCATCAGCACCTAAAGTACCTGCGGTGTAAGTAGCAGCAAGAGTGGCAGTTGTAGCCATACGAGCAGAAGCGTGTGCGTTGTTAGAAGCTAATGGGCCGACTAAACCCTGAACGCCTTGTGTACCTTGAACGCCAGTAAAGCCTTGTATTCCTGTATTTCCTTGAACACCCTGAGCGCCTGTACCTGTAGTTCCTTGGATACCGAGGTTACCTTGAATACCCGTATTACCTTGAACGCCTTGAACACCCTGGGTTCCTTGCAAACCAGTATTACCTGTGACACCCGTAGCGCCTTGAGTTCCTGTCGCGCCTTGTAAACCTGTTGCACCTTGTATGCCTTGAGAACCTGTGTTACCAGTATTACCGGTTGTGCCTTGAGTACCAGTTGCTCCTTGAGTTCCTGTTG